AAACAAGAAAGGAGGCTATTATGTAGAAAAAGTTACAATGCACTTGAAGAATTTAAAAAAGAAATGGAAAAACGTCAACTTAAACTATTTACAAATGAATAAGAAAAAAATCATTTACAAAATCGTAGAAATCATTTGTACTGCAATCATTAGTATTGCAGCAATACTGACAGCGCAAAGCTGTACTATGTCACTAAGTATCAGTAAAAATAATAGTAACAGTAATCAAAAAACTGAACAAACAACAACTAGTTCAGTAGATAGTACTCATATTAACATTAATCCAAAAAATTATTAACAATGGAAAGAGAATTTAAAGACATGAAAGAATGCTTTCAGATCAGACCAACTGACGAAAGCGGCGAAAAATGGATGATCACAATTGGCAATCATCTAGCAACAGAAGAAGTATTTAAAAGTAGAAAAGCAGCAGAAATGAAAATCAACAAAACTGATTGGAATTTAGTAAGTGCGTTCTTCTTTGCAATGAAAGAAGCAATTGAACATGAAAGTAAATTAAAAGAACAAGAGAAAGGAGAATAAACTATGACACTAAAGAAAAACATTGGTAAAAACACCATAGGTGATAACAAAAAGATGGAAGTAGACTTGAGGACATATAATATGTCAACTCATGACTTATCTACTATATTCAGAAATACTCAAAGTCCAGGAACACTTGTGCCAAATCTATGTTTATTAGCACAAAAAGGAGATACACTAGATATCGACATTGAAAGTCATGTACTAACTCATCCAACAGTCGGACCATTATTTGGTAGTTTTAAACACGAAAATCACATATTTAGTGTACCTATTCGACTGTATAACAGTTGGTTACATAACAACAGAACAAAAGTAGGGCTCGACATGAGTGCTATTAAATTACCACAACTAAGAGTATCGCTCAAGAAAGAGGAGAACCCTTCAAATACTAATATCTGGACACAAATAAATCCAAGTTGTGTTCTAGCCTATCTAGGATTAAGAGGATATGGAATGACAAACAGCTTAACTGTTCAAAATATAAACCGAAATGCGGTACCACTACTTGGATACTACGATATATTCAAAAATTATTACGCTAACACCCAAGAAAAAAACTTCTATGTAATCGGATCAACAACTCAAATCACCAACATCTATGCAGAAGATGGAAAACAAGATGAAATATGGAGAACCTCAAAAACAGTTGGAATTAATGAAGGAGTTATGCCAGGATGGTCACTGTTCATATCACCTGCAAACACATACGATGATAACGAATTAACATTACGTTTCTTCTCATCAGCAAGTGAAACATGGAAAGAAGGAAATCCATCTCAGTTCGGAACTTGGGATAAAACTAATGGTAAATTAACGTTATCTGCTGCAACACAAGATTTACTAATACTAGGATCAGTAACAGCGCAAAGCAAAGATGAATTAGTAACTTACCCATTAGAAGATTTAGACGAAATGCGTGATCTAATACTAGAAACAAGAGGAAGTACAACTCTACTAGTAACCACAAACGCAAAAGCACCTGAACTATTCAAATCATTCGCAGAAAGATCGAATGGAAAATTAAATACAACATCTCCGCAATTCGGTCTAGCATTAAAAACCTACAACAGTGACCTATTACAAAACTGGATCAACACAGAATGGATCGAAGGAACAAACGGAATTAACGAAATCTCAGCAGTAGACGTCAGTGATGGATCATTAACAATGGACGCACTCAACTTGGCACAAAAAGTTTACAACATGTTAAACAGAATTGCCGTAAGTGGTGGTACATATAGAGATTGGCTGGAAACCGTATTCACAGGAGGCAATTACATGGAAAGATGCGAAACACCTGTATTCGAAGGAGGTATGTCTCAAGAGATTGTATTCCAAGAAGTAATCAGCAACAGTGCAAGCGGAGAAGAACCACTAGGTACACTCGCAGGTAGAGGTATCAGCTCAGAAAGACAAAAAGGCGGTCACGTAAAGATCAAAGTAACAGAACCATGCTATATTATAGGTATTGGTAGTATCACACCAAGAATAGACTATTCACAAGGTAATGACTTCTTCGTAACACACCAAACTATGGATGATATTCACAAACCGGCATTAGACGGAATCGGATATCAAGACAGTCTAAACTGGAAAAGAGCATGGTGGGAATATATAGAAGACTCCAACTCTAATATGAAAGTTCAACAAGCAACAGGTAAAACCGTAGCTTGGATTGACTATATGACAAATATAAACAGAACTTTCGGAAACTTTGCAAGTGGTATGAGCGAAGCGTTTATGGTAATGAATAGAAATTACGAATTTTCTGAAACAAGAGTTTTTAACGGAAATACGAATATAGCCGATCTAACAACATACATTGACCCAGTAAAATTCAATTATATCTTCGCAGATGCAAGTTTAGGTTCAATGAACTTTTGGGTACAAACTAAATTTAACATCAAAGCGAGAAGATTAATAAGTGCAAAACAAATTCCAAATTTATAATTATGAAATACAAAAAAGTAGCAACTTACACAGGTAGAATGAAATCTGTGGAATGTTTCGAAGGTGAAACAATCGAAGAAAAAGTAAACAGAGTGGTAAACAACAACGAACCGATCACGGACGGAGCACCTATCATATTTACTGAGAAAAAAGATGGTGTACTACCGGAATACAATATCAGGACCGACAGATGGGACGTAGCATTAACCGCAATGGAAAAAATGGATCAAGCTAGAAAAGCCAAGAAAGAACAAGGAGTAAAACCCGAAGATTTCGGCAAAGATGTACCGAACAAATTAGAAGGTGGAACACCTAGTGAAAACTAGCGGGACCTAAAGGGAACGTCATCCGACTTTCCCGGTAGACCACAAGGATATTTGCGAGAGGAATGTAAAAATTCCTCTCAATAAAATCGCAAATGGTACGCATGTGGTATATTATATCAAGTATATAGTAAGACTCTTTTTGAAAAAAGAGCGAAAAATGTAAATTTAAATTATTAAGTTATGTTAGGAGCAATAATGGGAATTATCGGTGCAGCGTCAGCAATGCAATCCAGTAGTAACCAAAGTTACAACGAGGAACAGGCGCAATATAGACAAGCAGCGATCAACAAAGAACAAGCTAAGTACAATCAAGGACTAGCAATGGATTATTGGGATTACACCAATTGGGAGAATCAAGTAGATCACCTAAAGAAAGCAGGGCTAAATCCTGCATTGATGTATGCAAAAGGTGGTCAAGGTGGACAAACAGGAGGTGGTCAAGCACAAGGAGTAGGATTATCACCAAGTAATCAAGAAGCAGTAAAAGCACAACAAATGGGAATGGCTTTGCAATTGGCGCAATTAAAGAGCCAAATCGAAGTTAACGAATCCGTAGCAAAGAAGAATACCGCTGAAGCAGAAAAAACTGCAGGAGTGGACACAGAAGCGGCAAAAATGGGTATTAAATTAAGCGAAGCACAAGTACTTTCGGAAAGAGAACGAAAAAACGTATTGTATTGGGAAGCAGAAGTTGCTCAATCAGAATCAGTGCTTAAAGAAGCATTAGCTAGTACCGAGCAATTCAACTTGCAAAAAGTACAATGGGACATCCGAATGGTAGAAAAAGGATATGAGGAATTGTCAGAAAGAGTAGCAATGCTCAAACGTGAAAACAAAATTGGTGATGCTACAGCAGAAATGCAGATCGAACAGTATAAAGCAAACCTAGTAGATACATGGGCAGGAGCAATGCTCAAAATGGCGCAAACCGAAACCCAAAAAGAGGAAGTAAAAGCTATAGCTGAAAGATTAAAGCAGAAGAATTACGAACTAGACCAAAAAGATACCGAAATTATCCAAAGATGGGTAGATTTGGGTATCAAAGGCGTCAGCGAAGTAGGAGAATTACTTGTAGGAATCAAAAAACTATCACACTTAGCAAAAAAACTAAATATAGGAAAGTAAAATGTGTCTCTATCCCAAGTTAATTAAAAACAAGAAATACCTACCAAACAAGAAGAACAACTGGAATCCTCCAAAATGTGAAGATTATCGGGTATTATATGTAACGGCGGCTTGTGGAAAATGCTTGGAATGTAGAAAACAGAAACAAAGAGAATGGTTAGTGCGCATGAGCGAGGAATTGAGACATGATCCAAATGCTTACTTTATGACACTAACCTTTTCAGAAGAAAAACTAGAAGAATACAAGAAATTATGCAACAGCGAAGACCCAAATACTATAGCAACAAAGGCGATGCGCCTCATGTTAGAAAGATGCCGACGAAAGTTAAAGCATTCGATAAAACACTGGTTCATTACAGAATTGGGACATACTGGCACAGAACGGATACATTTGCATGGACTCGTATGGGGAATAGGTATGGACAAATTAGTAGAGGAAAAGTGGCAGAATGGGATAACGTTTACAGGTACATTCGTGAATGAAAAGACTATAAATTACATTACAAAATACATTACAAAGGTAGACGAAGACCACAAAGAATTTATGGGAGCGATATTATGTTCGCCCGGTATCGGAAATGGATACACATCACGACCAGACTCACACAAACATACATACAAAAAAGGAGAAACAATTGAAACATATAGGTTGAGGAATGGCGCAAAGATAAACTTACCTACATACTACAGGAACAAACTATTTACAGAAGAAGAACGTGAAAAACTGTGGATAGACAAGATAGAAAAGGGAGTTGTGTGGGTGATGGGTCAAAAGGTAGAAATTGACAACACAGAGGAATATGAAGCACTATTAGAACAAGCAAGACATGATGCAATAAGATTACAAGGTCATCAAGAACAAAATTGGGATAAACAAAAATACTTTAAAAGGCTGGAAAGACAGCGTAAGAAGCAACAGGAAGAATTAAGAAAATGGGAAAACCACATGTTCCAGTCAACAGAAGAATGTCCTTTCTAGTTTTCGTTTCACGAAAACGACTGGTCCGTAATGAACGGACTATTCCATGCGGCAAATTTTATTTTAATTCTACAGGGAGGAAAAGGTAGAGAAGGACAGAAGGACAGCTACCTACAATATCTGATTAAGGACAGGCGTGTACCCGACCAAAAGGTCGTGGTATGCGCCTTTGGCGATATCAAGGTGCTAACGCTCTAGGGGTATGCCCCTAGAACCCCTTATTTGTCGCTAGCGCTATGTTAAAATACGATTAACATTTTCAAGCTTAGAAATGTTAATGGGATTTAACTATAAGCTCCGAAAAAACTAGTAGTTAATAAATGTTATAAAAATCAGAGAAAATTTGGAGAATCAGAAAATATACGTATCTTTGTAGTGTTCAAAAAAAACAAAAAGTATTAACCGTCCATATGGAACATAAAAAACAGAAAAATTATGGCTTACATTAACAACATTTACTTTGAATTCGAAATATGGTATTTACAATCACCAATCGAAAAACAAGTGTACAGATTTGTATCAACGATAGAGAAAATGAATGAATCTATCGACAGAATGAGAAACTTAAACTTAACAATATTAGAGATTACCTGCAAAGGAATCATTAGAAAATTAGAAGACCCAAATTTATAAACTTTAAAAAATCAATTATTATGGCAGCAACAAATTGGACAGTAATCAGAAGAAACAAGATGAGTGGTAAAATCGTAATGAGTAATCTAGAGTCTAAATGGACGTACAAAACAGCACTAGGAATCGCAACTGAATCAAACATCAACGAAACACATGATCTGATATGTGTTGTAGAAACATCTAAAATTCTACTAAAAGATGAAAAAGAAAAATAAAAAAAAAACTAGATATGTATTCAGAAATAATAATTTCGATACATTTAAAGAAATGAAAACATTCGCCTACTTTAATATCAAGGTAGGCGAGAAGGATACAGGATTCGAAGTATATAATGATGAAATCATAAGTATATATGATTTCAATAAACAAGAAAGGAGGCTATTATGTAGAAAAAGTTACAATGCACTTGAAGAATTTAAAAAAGAAATGGAAAAAAGACAATTAAAACTATTTGAAGATGGATAAAAAAAAGATTGCCTACAAAATCATTGAAATCGTATGTTCTGCAATCATTAGCATTGCAGCAGTTCTAACAGCACAAAGCTGCACAATGTCACTCAGTGTAAGTAAAAATAATAGTAACAGTACTCAAAAAACCGAACAAACAACAACTAGTTCGATAGACAGTACAAATGTTAACATTCAACCAAAATTCAAGTAACAATGGAAAAGGATTTTAAAGACATGAAAGATTGTTTCAAAATCAGACCAACTGACGAA